AATACTTCAGAAACTGTATTATTAATACCTACTGTAAATTGGCTTGTAACTGTTTTACTTTCACTATACAATGCACCATCTTGTGCAAATGTTTCTAAATTCTGATATGTTCCTGTCGGATCATTAATATCAATATATCTACTATGGCCGGCATGAGTTCTATTAATTGCTTTTAGTTTTGTAATATTACTGCTTTGACTAAACGGAAACACATTATAATCCTGTGCAGAAACCATTCTGTTTTGTGTATAGAATGCTTGCGGTGCTCTCTGTTTAATAGCACCCAATGTTTCTGCTGGCAAACTGTTTTTCACAGTGTACTTTAAACTACATGTAATAGTTAATGTGTGCTTTTCGCCAGTTGCATTTTCATAAGGAATAGGTATCTGTATGTTTCTTGCCATTGCAGGAGTAATTGTAAATGCTTCAGGTAAACTAACCCTGTGATACATTTTAAATCTACCGTAAGGAATATTACCAAATGTACCGTCTGGGAATTTTAATCTTATACCTGCATTATCAATATTTTCTATAGAATATAAATTCTTCTCACCTAGTGTGAGATCGTTATATGTTAATGTTTGTCCAACAGTGTTAGGTACTCGTTGCCATTTATTTAAAGTTACACCATTTGAATCTAATTCTGATAACCAAACATCACTTTCGTTAATGTTTGGTATATTAACATTTTCAATTCTATTTTCAATAGGTGTAATGTAGTTAAAATCGTTAGTACCTAATGTACCCTGCTTAAACATCAAGAAGAATCCGGTATCATCACTGCCTATACCTTTACCATCGTTTCTGTAAATTAAATTAAAGTTATTAAGTTGATTAGGGTGTTGTTCTTCAAACACGCCGCCGTCTTTAAAATCTGGATTAACAACCTCAAAGTTTAATTGTCTATTGTTAACACTAATTTTAAAAGGAAAACTAATAGGAGCATTTAATTGAGTTTGTATTTCATAAATGTCTGTTGGCACATCTGCTACTTTACCTGACTTTACAGGCGCACTATATCTATTACTACTGCTCATCGCAGAATTTAATACTAATAAAAATTGCTCGTAACTGTCAGGATTATTTGCATCATCAAAGAAAATGTTTACATTGTTAAGATTATTACCAGCACTGTCTGTAACAGTTTCTGATGTTCTAATAGAATCAACTTTTAATAGCCCGCTTGCACAAATATTTCTTCTTGGATTGTAGCCAAGCATTCTTGCAAGTTTAAAAACAGAGTCGCGTCTTTCAGCAGTTTCTAAAAAGTTTTCTCTGCTGTTGAGATCCATTCTGAATGCCAGTGACTGAGATATAAACGCCAGCATTTCAATGATAGCAATAAACTCAGAACTTTCTGTGTAGTCGTTAAAGTTTTCAGGAAAGTTTGTTTTGATATAATCGACTAGAGCATTTTTAATGGTATCAAAATCATACGCCTGGAAATCAACCTGGCTAAATGCTTTATATGCAACTTTCCAATCTTCTGCCGCAAATAAATTATTCTGTCTATTAACTAAAGCCATTTTTAATTCTCTCTTGTAAACTCAAGATACAGTGCATCTTCTGCGTTTAAGTAAACAAAGTTTAATGCTACTTCTACTCTAATAGAATGGTCAGTTCGTAGCATCTTAATATCTCGCAATTCAACTCTTGTTTCTTTTTCTATAATTCTTTCTATATCTTCTCTAATTTCATTATCTGTAACTAGATCCTCAGGATTCATTAGCAAGTCATGAACAATACAACCAAAATCCGGTCTCATTACTCGCTCGCCTTTCTTGGTGTAAAATTCATTCAGTAGATCTCTTTTCACCAATTCTATATCTGTAAGAGTATATGGTGCCCTAATATTGTCTACTGTATTGAATCCTTTGAATACTGTTGCCATACAAGTATTTATCATAATCATTAACTATAGTTTTAATTAAAGAAAAAGTGGTTGACAGGGCGTAAAAAGTGTGTATAATAAGCAATGTTGTAGTAAATACAACTGTTATTTTTACTAACAAGAGGAACAATTAAATGTTCAAGATCAAAAATGAGTTTGATCGTATTTGTGTGTTAGCCGATGTTGCTAACAAAAAACTTAACTTTAAGAGGTTCCATACAATGTCTGCTACCAAGCAGAAGTATGCACAGTTTGGAATCTATGATAGTGTTAACAAAAAGTTTGTTCTTTTTGACACTATTTACTTTGCAGGTCACTATGGCTACGATAAACATGTTAAGCCACAGGAATTTGTAGAGATGGAGAAACTTATCAAGAATGTCTAAAATCTTATATCTACATGGTGCTAATGCTTCGCCTGATAATTTTAATTATTATAAATTAATTTTGCCAAAACATGACAGCATAGCACCTATGTATGATATGGATGAAGATCCTTTTGATGTTGTGGACTCTGTGACTAGAAAGGTCCGCCGTGAACTAGGTGATGAACCTATCACGGTGGTCGGCCACAGTTTTGGCGGATTAATTGGTGCTTGGTATAGTGCCATTAATCCCAGCCAAGTTAAACACCTAGTTACTATTGCTACACCGTGGCAAGGCACACCTGTTGCTAGAATTTTTGGTTATTTTTTTAGAAACTCGAAAATGTTCCAAAACACTAGGCCAGGTGCTGATGTTTTAAATTTACTGCAATCTAAAAAGTTTAACGGTATGCATACTAACATTGTTTGTACTCGAGGTGGCAATCCTGTTGCCGGTATGGGCAGTCAAGCCAATGACGGCATGGTAAGTGTTAGTAGCCAAAGTGCTACACCGCCTCTATTCAAAAACAGCGAAAATTTCTTTATTGAGGCTGGACATAGCGGAATTTTGTTAAATAATACTGCAACAGAGTTATTAACTAAATGTATATTCGAGGAAAATTGTGAGCCAAAATCTCAATCTTAACAACACACTGGAAGAAGAACTACGACTAGAACTTTGTGATCAACTTAAACTTATACATGCTTTAAAAGCAGAAATAGATATGCTTAAAAGAAGTGTTGCGGAAGAACAAGATCAGAAATACAGAGCGTATGTGAAAATTTCAGATTTACAAAGACTTTTAAATAGCAAAGAGCTTTAAGCAGATCCTGAATCTGTAGTCGATCCAGTATTGTTTGGGTTGTACGGTGTTGCAGGTGTTGCACTGAAACCTAAAACACTATTTCTCATGTTTCTTAAATCTAATGCTTGTTGTTGCCAAGAAACATTTCTATCACCATAATCAGGTAAAGGTATATAATCAGGAGTTTGAAATAACTCTCCTTCGAATAATCTACGATAATAAAAGTCTGGCCTTTGTTGAGGTGTCGACCCGTTAACACTTGGGCCGTATGAAAATTCAAGCATTGCTTTTGGAACTTTTTGAAAATCGCCTGCGTTTGTAAGTGCTAATGCTTTACTACCTGCTAATCCAGTGTTGCCATCCGTTCCTTGGACTCCAATGTGCATAGCCATGCTGGTTAAAGCGGCCACTTGGTTATCGGATACTAAAAGTTCAGTGCCGTCAGGTTTGACTGGACTAATTAAAGATCTCACTTCTGTTGATGTTGCGGCAAAGTCTGCTCTAATCAATTGTATGTTTTGACTGTCTGTTAAATGTTCAGCATTTGTAAAGTCATTTATACTTATGCCAGACTGTTTATCCATATAAGTCACAATACCAACATTTTCTACTTTACTAACACCCATTAAGTCATAAGATTTTTTTATATCAGCAGGATCGGTATCTGCTGAGAGAGCATTTAACTTTTTAACTTTGTCCCTAAGAACTGCAACATCAGCATTGCTTGAACTAAGTCGTTCTCCTTGTGGACCTAGTGCAATCTGTTTTAAGTCTGCGTCTAAACCATTTAATCTTGTAGTTGAGCCTATTAATAATGCCTTATCTGGTGTAAGTGTAGCACTTCTAACTGCTGGTATAGAAGTTGCCAATGCTTTTGCTATGTTTGGAGATACTAACGATTTATTTAAATTTTTATTCTGTGCCCTAGTCCAATTACTGGGAACTTGCACTGCTGGATTATACATTGGATTATTAAACCCTTGGTAACTTACACCTTGCTGAAAACCGGATGGACTATTTAATGATGCTGGTATTGGATTACCGTTTGAGTCCGCTGTTCCTGATGATGCTACTGGCTGTCCGTTTGCGGCCGCTGGATTTGATGGTTGCGATCCTGGTGCACCACTTGTTCTTGGGTCGCCCATTGCATGGCCTCCCCATGGTTCAGCCGTCATAAATTCTGTTACAATACTTACAACTGATGGTGCTGTGCCATCTCTAACACCACCTGTTGGCAAAACATTATCACTATCTTTCTCGTACGGTATTTCTCCGACAGGTTGATCTAAAAATGTTCTTGTTAGCAAGCCGCCTATTGTTGTTGCATCTGATGCATCATTTGCACTTCCACCACCACTGTTCATTAAAACTTTACTGGCTTTTTCTACAATGTTTCCGCCGCTTTCTATAACAACATCACCGCCTGCTTTTTCGCTGAGTTTATCATCAGTCTGTAAATTTATTGGTCCTGGTGTTTTTAAGTTTATAGCAGTTCCGGATTGCATGTTTGCTACACCTGCAGAATTTAAGTGTATATCGCCTGAGGCTGATGTTGCAAAGATACTTGCGGACGATGCAAATCTTGTTTCTAGTTGTGATTCAAATAAAAGATTGCCGCCAATGCCTGTAGGCGGTGAACCAAGTTCTGATGATCCAGCATATTCATCAGTGTAATCACCTGCCGCTTTCATAAGTATGTCTTGGCCTGCTTCAATGTTAATATTTTTATCTGCTCTCAGATTAAAATCGCCTTTTGTTCTAAAGTGTATGCCTGCTTCTGCATACAGATGTACAGCACCTTTTTGATCAAATTCTAACCAAACTTTACCGTTGTTAGTAATAAAGTACATGATATTTTCACTGTCATCCATTAAAATTTGATGGCCTTTTGCAGTTCTCAATCTAATGTTTCTACTTTGTAAACTGTCGTCCATTATAAATTGATGTCCGCCAGTTCTATAATTTGGTTTAATTGGATCTCTAGGACCGGGAGTTAATATACCAAATACTTCACTTGGAGATTCTCTTCTTGCACCACTAGTAGATACACCTCTTACGGTATCGTACATCAAACCTTGTTTAACAATACCTTCTGCTAATGTATGTGCAATAGGCCTTACAACATCATTAAATGTTTGTTGCGATGTTTTTTTGTTTCTTTCTAATGACGGTAGCAACTCACTGCCTACCTGGAATGTAGCACTGCCAGGCATGCCCGGTACCATATGATTATGTCTATCATGGAACAAACAACTTATGATAATAGGAAACTTCATGTTACCATCACCAAAGGCTACAAGCACATGTGTTCCTATATCTGGTGGTATCATCCACATACCATATGTTTGACTTGTTTGTTCAGGGTTTTCTAAATCTGCACCAACTGCTTGTGGGTCTGTTGTTCCAGCAAACGGTGAGCTCCAAATTGCTTCAAAGTATCCTGTTTTGGTTTGGCTGTCTTGAGATAATGCAGGAACAAATACTTGTAATCGTCCTGTTCTGCTAACATCCACAGTAGATATAACTTCGCCCATAAAAATTCCGTAGGTAGGATCTTTAAGTTCCTGTATTTTTTGCCTAGGATTCTTATTGCTCTGTTTATTTAAATTTGCGTTGTAACCCATATTACTCTTCTACTTGTGTTTGAGGTGGTGTTCTTTCTAACTGACTTAATCTGATAGGAGGCATTTTATTTAAATCCAGTTCCTGTCTAAATAATCCATTACTGAAACTGCTAACAACTTTTACTAGCCTATAACACCCACTCACAAAATAACTAGTTCCTTGTGGTTTCCAATAACCTGTATTTTCATCTTCGTCAGCAGTATTAAAATCAAACAGCCTTGGAGTCTGTAAATCAAATAGTATATAGTTCTCATCAATGTCATACACAGCATTATTAGGATTAGATTTTTTCTCTTTAACTGGGCCAGCCAAATATCTAACAACTTCTGCACCTGTATTAGTTGGTCCTAAGTACCATGGATCACCTTTTATACCTAAATCTAATGTTACTAGAAAATCAGTTGCACCATGTGCTTGCATGAGATATCCAAATATTGTGTTTTTAGGACTACCATCAAATGTTGCACTTTCTGTTGGGTTGGTTACCATTCCCTGGAAGTTACTGCTTTGTACATTGTCTCCTGCTTCGTCTGGGTTAGGATTATTAACATCAAAACTATCACCGTCTTCCTGTGCTCTCGCAAAAGAACGACGAAGGT